AGTTTATCGGCAAAGAGATCCGGGTCCTAAACTATTACGAAGCAGTTGGACAGCCGCTTGCTACTCATCTTGACTGGCTCAGGTCGAACAAATACACACCAGAACGGGCGCAAATCTGGCTACCGCATGACGGTGATACTCAAGACAAGGTTTATAACGTATCCTATGCCAGCGCCTTGAAGGCCGCAGGCTACAAAGTCACCGTTATTCCGAACCAAGGCAAGGGCGCTGCAAAACAACGGATAGAAGCCGCAAGAAGATTGTTCCCTCAAATGTGGTTCAATGAGGAGACTACAGAACCGGGGATTGCAGCACTCGGATGGTATCACGAAAAAAAGGACGAGGCCCGCAACATCGGCTTAGGGCCGGAACACGATTGGGCAAGCCATGGAGCAGACGCCTTCGGATTAATTTGCATCACTTACGAGAACTCAACCAAATCACAAGAATTGAAACCCCTGCCGCTGCCGGAACTCGGCTGTGTGTAAAGGAGTACCGAAATGGACGTATCAAAGCTCAATAAAGACGACGTAAACAGCAAATGCGTGGCTTACCTCCGCGACTACTCGGCCGACATGAGCAAGCTACAGACAGCCCGCGAAGAAGCGATGAAAGCCTATATGTGCGAGCCATACGGCAATGAGGTAGTCGGGAGGTCCCAGGTCGTCATGTCCGATGTGTTCAACACTATCGAGAGCATTCTACCGTCGCTCATGCGGATCTTCTGCGGTGGCATTGATGTTGTTAAGGTATCCGGGCAAGGGCCAGAGGACGAAGAAGGCGCTACGTTGATGGGTGAACTGCTCAACCACCAGAGCCGCAAGGACTTCAACGCATTCACCCTGCTATACGACTGGTTCAAGGATGCGCTGCTCTGTAAAATGGGCGTGGTGAAATATTACTGGGTCAAAGAAACAAAGTACAAGCGTAAGGATTACCAAGGGATTACCCCGGAAGAACTCAACGCTTTGCTGGCAAAAGGTAATTATGAGGTTACGAAGCAATCAAGCGATTCGGATGGTGTCTACCTGAATATCGAGGGCCGCACAGTAACCCGAATCAGCAAACCGATGGTTGAAGTTCTCCCTCCCGAAGAGTTTATTTTCAATGTTAGGGCTAAAACCCTTTCTGAATCGTTTTGCGCTCACAAAAAGAAAGTCCACAAAAAGAGCCTGTCGAAATACGGAGTGAAAGAAGCCGATGTAGCTGACGCCATCACAGAGATGAGCGGAGAGAACTTGATAAACGAGCGGTTCAAGGATTTGGGCGGAGCGCAGTTTATCACCGACAATCCCGAAGACGATGAAGTCTATATTTACGAGTGTTATTACAACGTGTACAAAGAAGACGGCGAGCCTGTCCCGATCAAAGCGCTCATCATGGGGGGCCAGGTAATCGACCTGGAAGAGAACAAGTACGGCAAGCCGCCATTCAGAGAGCTGTCAGCAATCCGGTTGACCCATAGAGCTGTTGGGCGCTCATTCTATGACCTAGCCGGGGAGGTTCAAAAGCTCAAGACCGCCCTTGTCCGCTACATTCTCGACAATATTTACTACCAGAACAACGGTCAAAAAGTCGTCAATCCGTACAAAATCAACATGGATGACCTGTTCAGCCAAAACCGACCGGGGGGCGTTATCCGCACGCTGGATATATCAACGCCTGTCGGTGACGCAATAATGCCCGTGCCGACAACGCCACTTGCACCGCAGGCTTTCAGTTTCCTTGAATATGCTGACGGATCAATTCTCGAAAATAGAACCGGCGTGACACGCTACAATCAGGGGCTTGATAGTGAGTCGCTGAATAAGACTGCTTCCGGTATCAGTCAAATAATGTCGGCTTCTCAACAGCGGATTGAACTGATTGCCAGGATATTTGCAGAGACTGGCGTCAAGGGTTTGTTCGAGGATATAGCGCAGATGAACCTTGATTTCTTCGATAAGCCGACGAATATCAAGCTTAACGAAGAATGGAAAACCATCAACCCGGAGGATATCAGCGGCGAGTACGACATTAACATTAACGTTGGAATAGGCACCGGAACTAAAGAAATGGTAGTTCAGCAGCTCATGACCATGCTGGATGTGTATCTGAAGGGGTTGACTGAAACCGGCATTGTTTCGCCTGAGAACGTCACAGAGCTGATAAAATCGATCTGGGAAAACATGGGCTTCAAGAATGCTGACAAGTATATCACGACGAAAGACGCGAACGCAGAGCCGCCGCCTGTCGATCCGGCGCAAGAAGAGGCTTTAGCGATGCAGAAGAAAATAGCCTTGCTTGAAGTCGAAAAACTGAAAAACGAGATTGTAGAGATCCGCACCAAGGGGATTCTAAATCTCGCCAATGCTGCTAAGGCAGAAATGGGCGAACAGTTCCAACAGTACAGCGACCAATACGAAACACTTGGAGGTGAAGTCGATGTTCAGCAACCTATTCAACCGGAAGCAGAAGGAAGCCTTGATACAGCAGGTGGAAATTTCCCAGGAGGCGCAGGCGCTGCTGGACTCGCCCCTAATTCAGCAGTTCTTCCAGCAGGCGGAGAAGGCAGTTATTGACGCATGGAAGAACACGCCAGACGACGCTTTAGAGGCGCGGGAACGGCTGTTTATCATCAACGGCATAACCCGTAATTACCAGCAGTGGTTCAATGGCTTTATCATCAACGGCAAGTTTGCCGAGAAGCAGCTTGAGGAAATGCTTAAAAACGATTGACTTTAACGCATAATCGTGCATCAATGGGGGCAACATTGGAAAAGTTAAAGCAACTGATTGAGCGTTTGCGGCAGCAGGTTTTTCATGGCAAAATCACGGTACATTTTGCCAATGGAGTGCCGAAAAAGGTTGAGATTGTTGCAGTAGAGGACTTATGACGAATGAACGGCGTTAATTTAGAGCCTTTAAGAACCGAGGATACGTCCCCGATGGGCAGCATGGCGCACTGCACGCCGTTTAATTAACTAAACAACCTTATAGGATAGAGCTGCCAGGGTCGCGCCTTGGCTAACCGGCAAGGGGTGGGGCGAAAGATTAGCCTCGCCACCTACCGGCGACTAAATAGAGTCAACGTCCTTATCGCAACAAGAGGGGCAATTATCTTCGGATAGTTGCCCTTTTTTTATTACCGGAGCCGGGGAATCGGGCTAATCAAAGGTGGAGCCGACCAATAACGGGCTATGAAAGGAGATGCACAATGAAACGATGGCTGAGAATGATTTTCTTGTTTCCCTTCGCGGTTTTCATGGGTGTTCCCGGTGACGCCGGAGACACAGACAACGCTGATACCGGAGACACGGGGGATACGGGAGACAACGGAGACGCCGGAACGGGCGACAATGGCAACGATGGTGCTGGCGATGATTCAGGCGACGACAACGGAGATACTGGGGATGACCAAGGGCAAGTCGATCAAACAGCCCAAAACGATACCCCACAGGAAAAGACAGTCCCGGTCAAAGCGCTGCAGGCGGAAGTCAAGAAACGCCAGGAACTTGAGACCCGGCTGAAAGCCCTTGAATCTCAGCAGCCGGCAAAGCAACCGCAGACCATCGAAGAACATTTTGACGCCAACCCTGCCGGAGTTTTGAATTGGCTGAAAGAGCAGAGGGCGGCAGCGGAAAAGGCCGGGGAGTGGGAGAAGTCGCAAGAGTTCGAGCAGAAGAGAATCGACCTACTTGAACGCCAGGTTCTTTTGTCGGGGCAAAGGGAGAGCAAGAAAACTCAAACTCTTTCCATCAACCATGAAATTTACAAAGCGGTGCCGGACTTCGACACCAAGAAAGCGGAACTTGTAGCGCTTGCTCAGGAACTCGGGCTGTCTGAAGAAGATGCAAGAGACGCCTTGAACCCCGAAGTAATTGGTGAATCGGCTATCGGTATGGCAAAAATGCTTAATAACGTCTATGCCATCAAGAACGCAGGCAAAACAGTTATGAAGAAGGAAGTAAAAACCCCGATGAAAACAGAACCCGCTGGCAACGGTGGATTCAGTAACAACGATACGACAAAAAAACAATTCAACAAGGCCAAAGAAACCGGCCATCTTGACGACTGGGCGGCGATCCTTGGCTAAAGGAGCCAACACAATGAAAGCATTTTTCAGAAAGATATTCCTCTTCCCGTTTTCCATCCTGATGGGAACCGTCCCCGATGGCACATTCAAGACTTACGAGTCCATCGGCAACCGTGAAGACCTCTCCGATGTAATCACGAACATTTCTCCGGTTGACACGCTCTTTTACTCGGCACTGGCCGAAGACGGCGCAAAGTCGACTACGAAAGAATGGCAGACTGACGCGCTGGCGGCCGCAGGAGCAAACGCACAGCTTGAAGGTGATACCACTGCCGCAACCTCCGTTACCCCGACCGTCAGGCTCAACAACACTCTTCAGATTCAGAAAAAACAGTTCATCGTTTCCGGCACACAAGAAGCCGTTGCTAAGTCTGGCGGCTCTGCCGGCCGACCTTCGGAACTCGGCTATCAGACGGCCAAATTCACCAAAGAGCTTTCAAAAGATATTGAGTATGCTTTCCTTCGCGAAGTCCAAGTAACAGGCGCTGCCGGTACCGCCAGGAAGATGAAGGGGGCGCTCAACTTCACCATCACCAACCTCGATAAAGCCGACGATGCAACGCTGAACGCAGATGGCACGGTAACGGGTGGAACTGCTCGCCCGCTCAACGAAACGATGGTGCAGAACGTCCGTCAGAACATTTTCACGGCTGGCGGAGATCCGAAAATTATTTTGTGCGGCCCTTTCCAGAAGCGCCAGTTTTCCGCCTTTGTCGGCACCGGCAATTACCGGCGCCCTGTTGAAGAGAAAAAGCTTATCAACACCGTTGACGTGTACGTCGATGATTACGGCATGCTTCAAATTAAACCGCACCGCAATATGCCGACCGATCAGGTGTTTATCCCTGACATGGCATTCTGGAAAAAGGCTACTCTCCGGGCCGTCAAGCGTGAAGAACTCGCGAAAAACGGCGACGCAGTAACTTACCATGTTATCGGTGAGCATACCGTTGTTGCCAAGGCTGAGAACTCTTCTGGCAGAATTACAACCCTGACAACCTCCGCATAATATCAAACCAAGAGGGGGCGCAATGCCCCCTTAAAGGAGCTAAGGAATGAAAACACTTATCGCCGCAATCCTTATGATTGCTTTCGCAGTTCCGGCTTTTGCTGCTGGCAATGGGAGCAGAGCTTTCGTTATCTACTCCGGGGCGTCCGCTTCAACCGATACTTCCGATGCCATTGATGTAAGGGCGTTCAAAACCAAGACCATGACCGTCTCTGGGGTCACTCTTACCAGCAACGCAACTTCCATCACGTTCAAGAACATGAGCGGCACTGCCATTGTCCAAGGCGCCCCATCTTCAAATGGCCCATGGTCAACCGTTGTCGCTAATGATTACGCTCAGACCGCTGTCAGTTTGACTGCCAACGGTTCGATGACCTGGAACGATGCGACCCCTTATATCCGCTTTAAGTGGACTTGCGGAACTACCGGGCAAAAAGTCAAAGGTTATCTTAACTGGCAGGAATAAAAACGGGGGGGCGCAATGCCCCCTTCATTTCAGGAGCCATTATGAGTGAAGTCTTTACCGGAGTTCAAGAGGAAGGAAGTAACCTGATAATCCGCCATTCTCAAGACATCAGCGCCATTCTCAATGCCAATGAGGAAACCCGCAAATATACCGACGAAATATGGAACGGGAACCACTCAATAAAGCCGGCAGCCACTCTCGACATGGTAACGTTAATGGAATTGCAAAAGAACGGAATTATGCAGGATAAAGACCTTTTCTTTCAATGGCTTGAAAGAAACCCGCAGTTTAAGGTAGTAAACAAAACATTTGCCCGTAACCGTCAAATTTTCTCAACGAAAGGATAAAAATCATGGCAACTTTGCAAGACCAAATCAATGCACTTGGCAACAAAATGAAAGTGAAGGTGACGAAAGACCCGGCACGGATGGACGACCGGTGCAGTCTGTGCGGCGAACCGGTGCAACAGGATGACGAAGGCAACCAGTTTTTCATCATCCCGGCACACACGGCAGATTATCAGTCAAAGCTCCATCCGCACTACAATTTCGGCGAGCCTTTCATTGAAGGGCTGAAAGAGGAAAAAACGCAAGAGACCGTGAAAACGGTAGCAGTTCTTCTTCCGATCATCGCTGCCGCAACCATTGAAGAGTTGTTAAGGCTTGAAGAATCAGAAACGAGAACAACGGTTCTTGCTGCCATTGCAAAAAGAAAAGCGCAGTTAGAGGGGTAAATAATGGCTACCAGCGGCACGTATTCATGGGCACCTAACCGGGCGCAAGTTAAGCAGGATGCCTTGGAAATGGTGGGCGGTGATGTGTACGGCGAAAC